TATAACTACCGCGAGAATCATTGGTCAATTGGCTCTATGGCTCGTACGGCTGGAACAGATCGAGGTGTCTTCCTTGACCCGTTGATGGTGTCTTCTGACGGGTACATCTATGAGCATGAAGTTGGCTACAACTACGATGGTTCTACGCCTTACGCTGAGACAGGACCAATTGAGATCGGTAACGGTGACAATGTGATGGCTGTGACTAGGGTGCTGCCAGATGAGCAGACTCTAGGCGAGGTCGTGGTGTCGTTCAAGACTCGGATGTATCCGACCTCTAGCGAAACGACTTTCGGTCCATATACCGCAGCGCAGCCGACAGATGTGCGGTTTTCTGCCCGTCAGGTTAAGGTGCGCTATACAGGTGCAATTTTGGGTGATTGGCGGGTTGGCGTGAACCGTTTGGATGCGTTAGCGTCTGGTCAGCGGTGATGCGCTATTGACTTGCCAAAGGCTTAGAATTAGTGCAAGAAAAAAGCAAAGTCCCAGTTATCCTGAAGGATGACTACACGGTCTTCTTAGAGCTGTTTGACAATCGTTTATGGTTTCATACGGACATCAAGAGATGGACCGCAAACACCAAAAAACGCTACCAGACAGACCTATCTTGCTTAGAAGGATTGGTCGGCTGTCCTATGTTTGCTCTCATTCGTGAGGAAAACAAGAAACTCGCAAAGTTCGCTGAGACTTTCGGGTGGCATAGGAAAGCAGAGATTATGTGTTTGGATGGCTCAAGAGCCTACATCTACTCTAACAAAGAGTAAAAGGAGTCTATATGGGTGGCGCTGTTGGTGGTTTGGTTAGTGGTGTTGGCGATCTAGTTGGCGGTGCAGTTAATACTGTTGGCGATGTCGTTGGCGGTGCAGTTGATACTGTAAAGGATGTCGCTAGTTCTGATCTGGGTAAAGCTGCATTGCTTGGTGCTGGTGCTTATTACGGCCTTCCAGCACTCTTAGGCGAAGATGTTGCTGTTGGTGCAGGTGGTCTTTCACTTGGGGGTGTAACAGGCGCTGACTTAACTGCCGCTTATGACATGGGAGCAGTTGGTGCTGCTGGTGCTGGTGGAGCTATTCCTGCAGTTGCTGGAACTGCACTAGGTACTGCCGCTGGAACTGCTGCTGGAACTGCTGCTGGTACTGCCGCTGGCACTGCTGCTGGTGCTGGACTTCTTGGCGGCTTAACAACTGGTCAGATGCTAGGTTTAGGAGCAGGTGCTTTGGCTCTTGGCGGTGGACTTGGGAATAAACCAACATCAAGCACAACCACAACAGCCATTGACCCTGAAATGAAGGCTGCTTACTTACGCAACCTTGAAGAAGCACGCACAACTGCTGCTGGTTTGGGTGAAAAGCAACTTGCTGACTTTACGGCTCAATATGGCACAGCAGAGAAGCAGCTAGAAAGCCTTGGACTTGGTGGAGCTGGTCAGACAACTACCAATGAAGCAACACGCCTAGCATTACTTGAAGCTGGCTATACACCTCAACAGATTGAAGCTGCACAGATCAACCGTCAAAACATTGCAAATGTAACTGGTGGTCTTGGCTCTCAGTTCATGGGTGCATATCAGAACCCATATGAATCACAAGTCGTGCAGGGTGCTTTGGGTGACATCGAGCGTCAGCGCAGAATTCAACAGCAAGCAGGTCAAACCAGAGCTACTGCTGCAAGAGCATTTGGCGGTTCGCGTCAAGCTGTTGCTGAAGCCTTGGCTAATGAGGACTTCACACGACAAGCAGCTAACACGGCTGCTCAGTTGCGCTCACAAGGCTTCACGACTGCTGCACAGCTTGGTCAGACTGATGCTGCACGCTTGTTGCAAGCACAGTTGGCAAATCAAGGTGTTGATGTAAGTCTCGCACAAGCTAATGCACAACTGTTGCAAAACGCTCGATTGGCTAACCAAGCTGCTTTCTCTCAAGGCGCTGGCATTCGTCAGGCTGCTATCGGTCAGCTTGGTGGTTTAGGTGCACAACAGCAAAACCTTGGCATGACGGGCGCACAAGCTGTCATGAATGCACAGCAACAGCGTCAAGCATTGGCGCAAGCCCGTTTGGATGCTGCTCGTAACCTTGAGCTTGAGCGTCTTGGCATTCGCCAATCTGCTTTAGGTATGCAGCCAGCTAACTTGGGTGGTAGCCAGACTTCACCAATTTATCGCAACACAGGTGCATCTGCTCTTGGCGGTGCATTGTCTGGCGGTATGTTGGGAAGACTTGTAGGTGGTACTGCCAATCCTGAATATGGTCTTTATGGCGCTTTGGGTGGTGGTGTTCTCGGATTGTTGGGTTAAGGATTAAAAGATGGCTACAACTCAAGACATTGGTGGTTTGCTGTTTGGCATGGGTGGCTCTGGACTTGAAGAGTACCTAACACCACAACAAACTCAAGGCATTCAGAATCAAGCAATGCTGCAAGCAGCGGCTGCTTTGCTGTCTGCTGGTGGTCCTAGCGCACGACCTGTTTCTTTAGGTCAGGCTCTTGGTGGTGCTTTGCAAGCTGGTCAGCAGGGTTATATGGCAGCACAACAGGGTGCTGTTGCTAACCTGCTCACAGGTCAGAAACTCAAAGAAGCCGCGATGGAAAACCAGTTGCGTAGACTGATGCTTTCTGAATCTGGTCTGATGCCTACTGCTGGCGCTGCACCCACAACTGGCGCTGCACCTGTTACTGGTGCAGTTGCACCTACTGGTCAAGCAACTCAAGTTGCTGGTGGTGCTATGCCGACAGAACAGGCTGCAACTTCAGGATTCTTTGGTGCATTGACACCAGAGCAACGCAGACTGATGGCATTTATGAAGCCTTCTGCTGCCCTTGAAGCTGCATTCAAATCTGCTGGTGAGAAGTACACACAGATGACACCAGAGCAAGTTCAGGCAATGGGTATTCCTTCAGGTTATGTAATGTACAAATCACCTCAAGGTAAGCCAGAAACTATTTTCAGACCTGACTATCAACTTACTGAAACACCTGCTGGTGCTAAGGTTTGGGTTAACGCAAATGACCCTTATCAAGAAAGAGTTTCACCATCAAAAGTTAAGTCTGATGTTGGTGCTGGTAAAGCAACAGTAAGTCAAGCACCTGCTGCTGGTGGCGCTCCAACTTATGCTGGTGGCTTTGCACCTGCATTGAAACCTGAACAGATTAACTCTGCTGCTCAAGATTGGGATAAGAACTATCGCACTCCAGTTGAGAACATTCTCTCAAGCTATAACATCGTTAAGGATTTGGCAATGACAGGTCAGGGTGGTATCTCTGACTATGGCGTGTTAATCAAGGCTTTGAAGGCTCTTGACCCGAACTCTGCTGTGATGCAGGGTGAAGCAGATTCAGCCCGTCAGATGCAGTCAATGGCTGACCGTATGCAGGGATTCGTTACAAAGATCGAGCAGGGTGGCGTTGGTGCAGAACAAGCCCGTTTGGACTTGGTGAACTTGGCTCGTTCTTCGGCTAATGTGGCGATTGACGCATATAACCGTCAAGCACAACGCAAGTCTGAATTGCTTGGTCAGTATATGCCTCAAGGTGCAGTCAAATCTATCTTCCAGCCTTACACAAAACCATCTGACTTGACAAGCAAGATTCAAATGGAGAAAGAAATCAAGGCTGGTACTGTTGCACCTGCTGCTGGTCAACCTATGTGGCGTTTCGTTGATGGTCAATGGACTTTCAGATAAGGGGTAAATGATGGCTGTTGAATTTGTAGAAGGCTTCGGTCCTATTGACTTCCCTGAAGGAATGACGCAAGAGCAGAAGATTGATGCTCTGTCTAAGCTGCCAAAGCCTGAGACACAAAAGATTCGTACCTTACTTCAAGGTGCAACCATGAACACGGCTGATGAAGCCGAGGCTTTGGTTCGCTCTCAGATGTATGGAACGAAGTTTGAGGACGAGCTAAAGAACATCCAGCAAAAGCTGAAGGTTTACCAGAAGGCTTATCCTGTTGAGTCAACATCCTATGAACTGACAGGCGCTTTAGCACCTGCTGTTGCAATGGCTCCTTTTACTGGTGGCGGTTCTGCTGTTGTTGGCGCTGCTAATGTTGCACCACAACTAGGTCGATTGATGGCTATGGGTGCAGGTACTGGCGCAGTAACTGGTGCTGCTAGTGGTGAAGGTGGTGTCGTTGAGCGCAGCAAGCGTGCTGTTGGCGGTGCTGCTGAAGGCGCTTTGATTGCACCAGTTGCACAGCAAGCAGTCAAGGCTGCTGGTATCTTAGTTAATGGTGTCATTGATACCGTAAGACGCAGGGTTGGTGATCGTGGCGCTAAAGTCGTTGAGACTGAGATTCAGCGTTTGGCTGATGAGACAGGTCTGACTTCTGACGAGATTGTTGACAAGGTTGCCCGTGGCGAGATCATGGCAGAGAACGCAACGCTGCAAGACGCTGTGCGTGTGTTTGCTCGTGGCGGTGGCAAGGCTTCTACTGTGCTTAAAGAGGCTTTGACAAGAAGACCACCAGCATTGCGTGCTGATGCAATGAATGAACTGCAAACAGGTTTGGCTGGTGACTTGGACTCAAACATCCTGAAGTCATATCGTCTTGGTGAGAAAGAACTCGCAAAAGTCGAATCTGATCTGTACAAAGGCGCTTACGCAAAAGGCGGTATCGTCAACAACGATATGCTCAACGCTGCTGCCGATGCCTTGAAGCGCACGCCTAATTCTGGTCAAGCAATTAACGATGCCTATCGTTCAGCTACTGGCAAGAGTCCATTTTTCAAGGTCATGGAAGATGGCGAAGTCAAGTGGGACAGAATGCCTACTCTTGAAGATATGGAGATCATTCGCCGTGGTGTTGCAAGTGCAAAGAGTTCTGCTTTCTCTCAAGGTTCAGGCGAAGTTGGCAAGAACTTAGGCGCTGCTGAACTGGCTTTACGCGCACAGATTGACAACGCCTCTATTGCCTTGAAGAACGCTCGTCAGACTTTTGCTGATAACCGTCTAGCGTCAGAATCGTTTGATGCTGGTCGTAAGGTGTTCACAAAGAGCGCAGACGAGATTCAATACGACTTTGAGAACTTGGCTGCTAAGAGCGAAGG